TGAAGTGGCTTACCAAGAATGCTACCGCGCACGCGAAGCTGATTGACGCCACCACGATTGAGCAGATGGCAAAGGCCAAGCAGACGATCCTCGACATGGTATCTGAGGGTGCCACGAACAAGGACATTGAGAAGGCGCTTGATGGCGTCTTTGAGGGTAGGCGCGGGAACGTCAAGACGATAGCCCGGACAGAGGTTCAGCAGGGCGTGCAGCATGGCCAGGTAGAGACATGGCGCGAGAGTGGCATGGTGGATAGCAAGGTGTGGCTCTCGAGCTTCCACCCGGACGGTAGGCATAACGATATGCACAACCAGGAAGTGCCACTTGACGGGCAGTTTGTAGGCGCGGGCGGCAGCGCTGATGGGCCCGGGATGTTCGGAGACCCAGCACAGGACATCAACTGTCTGTGCGACATGGCACCGAAGATAAACTTGAAAATGAACTTTGACAAGCAGATGCGGTGGCTCGACAACGTGCGTTTCCCCGTCGAGGCCGCAGGTAGGGGGTCTAAGGAATGGCAGAAGAGCAAACACTTACGCGAGTTGACCGAAGCAAGCTAAGCTTTCGGAAGATTAAGATCGCAGCTATTCGTGATGCGACTGGCAAGCATGCCATCGACCACGAGAATAAGCGCATGTGGTTTCGGGCATCGACTGACCAGCTCTGTGATGATGGGGTTGTGATTGATGCCGGGGCATGGGCCACGAATATGCCGGATTTCGAGACAGAAAACTGTCCATTTGTCGACTCCCACAGCTACAACTCAATCGGCAATGTCATAGGCAAGCCCGTCGCATGGGAGGTTGATGACATAGGGCTATTGCTTTGTGAGGAGTTTGCCGGAGAGGACCCGCACCCGTTTGGTCGGATGGCATGGTACTTAGCCTCCAACGGGTATGTCAAGGCCGGGTCCGTGGCATGGTCAACTCTGGAACGTAAGGAAGAGAAGACAGATGGCGGTCAACCGTTTACTCGTGTTACTCAGGCGCGGCTTGAGGAGTTCAGTCTGTGTGTGAGAGGCATGGATGACAAGGCACTTGCGCTACATGGCGACCCTCTGGCGGTGGCTGCGATACGGGCGTTCAACCCTGGCGGCGAGACTGATGTAGTTCAGACAGACCTTCCCTGTTTCCGCGAGATCGAGGGCGTCGACATCGAGACCCGCGAGGGCGAGCCGGACCGGATCGGGGAGATACTTGAACGGCTTGAGAGGATTGAAGCTGCCGTAGAAGATGTTGATGACTTGATTGCAGCCAGGATTACGGGCGTAACAATAACCGCTCTCGCCGTTGAGGCTGAGCGCATCGACATAGACGAGCCTGCCTGGCGCAAGTATATCCGCGAGGTATCGGCTGATGATGACAGGAGTTTCGACGAAGTAATGGCTGACCTGCGTAAGCATAAGCCATAGATAACGACACGCCCGCCGGGTACTGGTTTGCGGCCTTGACCCGACGGGCTTCGGAAGGGGCGACGGAATTGCGAAGTATCGCGACACGGATCACGACACCTCCGGGCCTCTCCCTATGCACAAGGATACCACGCTCCGCAAAGGTGTGGCAACGATTTTGAGGGGATGATTCTAAGTGGCTGAGAAAACACAGTTAGAACCTACCGCCGAGAACATGACAGAGCTGGCAAAGACTGTACATGCGATTGGTGAGCGGGTAAGAGAAGTGGCCGAGAGGTCTGAAAGCGAGATCAAGGAGACGAGGGAGAAGTTGACAGAGGCCGTCTCCGCCGCCGCGAGTGACCTTGGCAAGATGCAGCAGAGACAGAGAGTTCTCGGCGACCTTGCCAATGACTACTCATACGACAGCCGCACGCCGTTGCAGCGCGCCATGACCGACCCCGGCCCGCTGGCTCGTAAGGCCAGGGGCGAGGTGCTTCGCAGCACGGACAGGCTCATTGCGGAGTTCCAGGAGCATTGTGACGCAATGTTCATCTTCGCCCATGCTGTCGGGCTGGGCCCGAAGGAACTCACCGAAGAGAACCTAAAGGCCGCGCTTTGTACGGACGAGCGGACCTCAAGTGAGGCTGGCCGCAGGGCGTGGGACAAGTTCATTAAGATGCGGGCCGATGTGCAGTTTGGCGCGACCGATGTTGAGCTTGCCTCCACCGGCTGGATTCCGACAATGGCGAGCCCTCAGCTCATCATGGATTACAACCTTGCGCTGAGAGTGCCCGCGCTATTCCCTGCGGTTGAAATGCCTCACTCGCCCTATACGTACCCCGTCAAGTGGGCGCGGGATACGCTTGAATATGCTTGCCCCGGCGAGAAGCTGGCCGACACTACCAAGTTCGTGAACGTGCTGGGCACGGGTGTCGACATGACCTTCACGGCTATCAAGTTCCTGAAGGCCAGCTACATCACCGACGAGGCCAACTGGGAGTCAATCGTGCCGCTGGCTAAGGTCATTCTGGCCGATCACGGGGACTTCATGGCGTGGGCCTTTGAGTATGCCATTATCAATGGCGACTCGACCGCGACTCACCAGGACACCGATATTGAAGCAATGGCCGATACTCATGCCGCACACCAGCGGAACGGTCTCAGGATGCTCGCGCTCGTAGGTGGCGCGGGAGTAGGTTGTTCGACGGATGTCAATACGAATCCCTGGACGACCGATGTGATCCGTGGCAACCGGAAGAGCATGGGTAAGTACGGGACTCTGCCGTCAGAGAACGTATTTCTTGTCCCGCCTACCGGCTACATTGACCTGCTCTCGAATGCCGATTGCAGGACGGTCGATGTATTCGGCGGTCAGGCAACGTGGCTCACAGGCCAGCTTGCCGCAGTAGACGGGCATCCGGTGATTATCTCTGAGGCCATGAGAAACGACCTCAACGCCTCGGGCGTCAACGGCGCTTCGCTCAATGACTTCACGGCCTATATGCACGTCAACCGCAAGATGTTCAGGGTTGCGAACAGGCTTGGCTTCGAGACTCGCTATTCCGATTCCGCGCTGATGCTCTACGGAGCTAAGGCGTTTGTGTCTCAGATGCGCGTGGACTTCCAGCCGGTATTGACTCCGAGCACAACCAACTCAACGGTGTGGCTCGGCTACAACATCCCGGCGTAGTGATTCTCTCGGGCTGGGGCGGGTCCTCCTCCGGGGTTCCCGCCCCCGGTCCGGGGCATTGAAGGAGAGGTAAGGATGGCAACAATCAGATACAAGGGCCACCACATCCTCGGGCATACCCACCGTGCTATCGATTGCGTCACGATGCTCAGCTACAAGGTCAAGGAAGGCCGGACGGTAGAGGTCTCTGAACGTGAAGCGGCGAAGATGCTGCACCTATACCGGACAGCCTTCGAGCGCGTGAGTGCGGTAGTTGAAGAGCGCAAGGTGAGTAAGCCCGCGAGTAACCGGATGCGGAGTAAGCCCAACACGAACAGGGGGGCTACGGAATGAAACGAGTAGTGATGATTCTACTGGCCCTCGGATTACTTGCGGGGTCTGCGTGGGGACAGCTGGAAAGCACACAGTTTGCAAATCAGCCGCTTAACCTGACCTATGCGTTTTGTGACACGGCGCTGGCCAGTGACGTGAAGGTTGTGGATGTTACGGGTCGCGTAGAGGTGCTTACTTTCAACTCCGACAAGGCCTGCTCTTTGCGGTATGTGGCAAATGCCGGCGCGATCTACTCGGCACCAGCCAACTGTTACCGGGTCGCGGCAGGCGCGGTGTTCACCATGTCCAACAGGAACGGCATCGATTCGCTGTTCATCTACAACGAAGAGGCGACCGAGGCCAAGCACTGTCTATTAGGCCAGCGGAGGTAGGGGCGATATGGCTCTCTATACTCACACAATCGTCAGCTCCGATGACATGAAGCGGTGGCTCGGGATCACCGGCTCTACGCAGGACACGCTGCTTGCCGAGATCCTTAACAGCACAACGGATTTTCTTGAGAATCATCTTAACCGCTATGTCATAGCGCGTGCCGATCTGCTCACGGAATACTTCGACGGCCAGGGCGGGCACGATTGCTATGTCAATAACCCGCCTATCCTCAGCCTGGATTCGGTCCTCATTGAGGACATTGTGACGCTGGACTCTACGGCTTGCGCGGATACCGATCAGGTGCGGTTTGACTCGGCCTCCGGTCAGAACGCCGAGCGTGGCCGGATATGGCTCAGGGACTATGCCTTTGGTGAGGGCTATGCGGACAACTGCTACGCCAAGTATAAGGGCGGCTGGTATGCGAAGGACAATGCGGCCGGTGTCGGCGGCGCAGACTTGACGCCGATGGTGCCCTACGACATCTGGCAAGCGGCACGCGAGATCACGGCGGCTTGCTACTACCTGAAGGACCGGCAGAAGGAAGACGTGCAGAGTATCAGCACGCCAACGGGCGACTCGGTGACGTTCTTCATCGGCATCATGCGGCCCGAGACGAAGGCGAAGTTGGCGAACTACATACGCGTGAGGGCGGCTTAGATGGAGTTTTCTCTGGACGTGAGAGGTAACAAGGAGTTCCAGCAGAAGCTTGGGCGGCTC